ATCATGCTAAATTTCAAAATTAAAAAAATTCAAAATCTTTTTGAAATCTGTGGAAAACTTTCTCACTTTTCGTGAGATTTTCTACCAGTGCCGAGTCGCTCCGGGCGTTGATCTCGTCGCCACGTTGTCCTTGCGGCGACTGTTGCAACCATGATGCGCGAGTCTCAAGTTCGCCCGATCGTAGGGAGCGCCGCCCTGGCTGATCGGGATGACGTGGTCGACTGAGTGTCCCCATCGAGTGCGAGGCGGGACGTCGTGGTCAACCACTCGGCCGCATAGCCAGCAGTTCGTCTCCTCGGCATAGACGACGAGCGTGATCTTCTTCCATGCCCGAGTGCTGCGGCCCTTGCTCGCCATGCTCAGCCCTCCGCGCAGAAGCTCAAGCTCGAAGGCTTGAGCTGCTGTCTTAGTGTCTCGCGTCGTAGCATGGCGGCCAGTAGTCGGCGCTCGTGATACTGCCGGAAAGGTTCGCACCGTTTGCGGGTCGAAGTCAACACTATGAAGATTATTTTTTTCTCATGGCGCGCAGCACGTCCGAGTCGCTCGGCTTCTTGCCTTGACGCTGCCGCTCGACAAGGGCGACGGGCGGGAGCTTCGGCCTCTGGTTCGTCAGCCCCTCGATGCGGCCGAGAACATTCGAGCAGCTTGAGCAGAGATCGCTCGACCCTTGTCGAGGTGACCAGGTGCCGACCTGCTTACAACCGAGACAGCCGGGATTGACGTCCGCCGTCGTCGAGGCGACGTGCTCGGTCGTGCGCGTGTTCGGCATTGCGCGCCTGATGATGTCATCGAGCTCGGCGAGGATCTCCGAGCAGCGCCGATAGTCCGAGTCGGTCCGCTCAGGTCCGAGCTCAGCTCGTCGAGTGGCGAGCGTGCCAGTTCGATCAGATCCTCCGCTTGATGATCCTCCGCCGCTGCCGCCGGCCGGATAGCCGGAGACCTGCTCGACGAGCTTCTGAGTCGCCTGAGTGAGCCGTGAGGTGATCCTCTCGGCCATCGTGATAAGTGGGTCGAGGTCTTTCATGTTGCTCTCCTGGTCTTGGTCATGATGGCTTGAGCGCCGGCGGTCAACCTCGGCAGAGGTCCGCCGTGAAGAGCGGCGATGATCTCGTCGAGGGTTCGGTAGATGTCGGTCACCTCGATGACAGTCGTCACGGCCGAGACCGGCGGCGAGGACTGCCGCTCCTCCCAGCTTCGATGATGAGTCCGATGCTCGGGAGTGCTGAGCTCTCCGACGAACTGGCAGTGGCACAAGGGCATGATGCTCTCCTCAGAATCCGAGCTCAGCGGCGAAAGTTTCGCCGTCTGAGTCCTCGGGCTCGGTTTCGGTTAACGCGCGCAAAAATCCGTTAATGGGCTCAGAGGGTGCGTCTACGCCTAAAGAAGAAGAAGAAGATGAAATTCGCTCTTTAGGATAACGGATTTTTGCGCGCGTTAAGACGCTCGCTGTGGTCGGCTCACCACTCTCAGTGAGAGAGTCGAGCGTTAACGGATCTAAACGCGCGCGCACCCGCGCGCGGTTGATTCCGATCTCTTCGAGGCTGCCCTCGGTGAAAGTGAGCCAACCACGCGCAGCGAGACGCTCGAAGCCAGGGACGAGCTCCTCAACTGAGCGCAGCCCGAGACCTCGTCGGCGGCTCAGATAGACCTCCCGAGGAGTCAGATCGAGGGTCCCATGCTTGCGAGCGAACTCGATAATGACTCGGGCCATCTCCTCAGCGTGACGACTGTCGACGTCCTCACTCCCGCCGGCCACACTCACAGCGTGCTCGGTCCAGTAGTCACCAATCCGAAGCGCTCGACCCATGACCTCGGCCGAGATGGTCTTCCACTCTGAGTCGGCCAGCGAGAGCAGCGCTGCGACTCTCATCGTGCAGCTCCTGATCTTCGAGCTGGCGTCGTGAAGTGTGGCGAGGCGTCGCCCGACCTTGAGCTCGGCCTCCATCTCCTCACACCATCTGTAGAACATCTGAGCCGCTTCAGGATCTGGCCGCAGTACAAGACCCGTCGCTCCGGCGAGCGTGTCAGCTAGAGCAGTCAGCCGCTCCGAGTACGTCTCCGCCTCGACTCCTGGCACTGCAGCGGAGCCGAAGGTCCTCGTCCCCACGAGCGACGCTGGAACCGACGGCATGAACCGAGCGAAGAACCCTCGCCCCGACAGCTCGACGCTGCTCGTCTGATACTTGGCAATCACCGAGGGCTGAACGGTCAGCACCACCGAGAGCAGAGCGTTCTCGACGATGGTCGACTCGGGACCATCATCTCCGCCCTTACGGTCTCGCTGGATCGTCTCGCCGCTCCACGCCTTCAGGTAGACGTCGATGTTTACTGAGCTACCCGACCGGCCTTGACCGCCGACCATATCGAGCAGCCCGGCCTCGGTTGAGATCATGGCGAGGTTCTTGTGCATCCCGAGAAGCTGAACCAGACGCTCGGGAGTTGCATCGTCAACAGTTAGGCGGAACGGCATCGGCCTCGGCTCGGCCGCCTTGAGGACAAGCTCTCGCCACTCAGGGTCATCTTGTTGCTTGGAGCCCATAGCGACCGACTCGTCCCACTTCTTCTTCTTCGCCTGAGTCGTCTTCCAGATGGCGCACTCCATCGCATGATCCTCGGCCCGATCCTGTCGACGGCCCCGCTCCCACTTGCGCAGCGGCGAGACCATCGCCTTCTCAGCGGGAGACTTGCCAGCGCCTGAGTGCATCGAGCAGTAGAGGTAAAGGTTCAGGTTCTCTGTCCAGGTGGCGAACTCGACGGTCGCATGTCCCATACAGACAGAGGCGAGGGCCCCGATTCCAAGCTGGGCGAGGAGATCGACCGGGACCTGCAGTCTGTCCGCTGCAGCGTCGACCTGATCTCTCATCCAAGCGGGCAGCGCATCGACTGGCCACACTGGCAGCGGCTGAGCATCTGACAGCGCCTGACGCTCAACCTCTGGCTGACGCTCGGGCGGGCGGCTCCAGCCCTGATCGGCCAGCGCTTGAGCTGCTGCGGAGAAGTCTCCGCCGTGATCCATAGCAGCCAAGAAGCCAAGCTTCGAGTAGACCTCCTCCGTCTTGAGCTGCGGGACCGAGGACGTGAAGACCTTCATGGTGTCGGCCGGCGTGTAGCCAGTCGTCGCCGAGGTTCCGTCTCTCAGCTCCTTACCTGGTCGAGTCCAGTGCCGCTCGCCTTGCCGGTCGACGTGGTGAAGCTGCCAGCCTCTCGCCCCGAGGATCTCAGCCCAATCCGTTGCAGCGGCCCAGAGATCGCCCGGCCGATCAGAGGCCGAGACGGTCCGCATCTTCGACCGAGGCGGCTCGAGGACGTCAGACTCACAGACAAGGTCGAGCAGCCACTCGGGCGCATAGGCGAGGACCTCCTCAAACTCCCACTCATAGGGTCGCCCGTTCGGATGCACCGTCGGCGGAGCGACGATCTGGCCGCCCTCGCCTCGGACATCTAAGCCGGGAAGGATGCCGCTCGCGCTGTTGCGGATCGTCCGCCCGTCCGCCGGCCAGCGATAGACCTGATGCTCGCCACCCGAGCCAGTGATCGAGGTCAACGTCTGCGGGAGTTTGCCGTGAGCCGCTTCGAGATCGTGAAGGCTGTCACGGTCATCGACGTCGAGGACCCAGATCCCAGAGCTCTCGCCGGTAGCGATGCCGACTCCGTGCCCTTTGTACTGCTGAGAGAACCACTGAGTGATCGTCTCGGCGTTGGTCGTGGCGAGGTCTTGCCAAGCATTGAGCGCTGGCCGCTTGTCTCCTGGCATGATCGGCACGACCCGCCAACCTCTGAGCGCATACTTCAGCGCCGCTTCGAGTGTGTTCATCATTCACCTATCCAGACGTAAAGCTGTGGCCTGTTCTCAACCTGCACTGTGATCTCGACGAGGCCTCGACCCTCCAGGTCATAGAGACAGCGCCGGAGCGTGTTCGTATGCCACTGGTACGTCGTCAGCTCCTGCAGTCTCGCAAGCGTGACGCGCGTCCCCTTGTTCGTACTGAGCACCTCGGCCACTGCTCGACTCGCTCCCCGAGGTCCAGCCATGACCGAGTCGGCTCGGCCGAAGCCTCGGTCCGCTGGCGTCGTCCCGCCCCAGTATCCCCACGGCTCGTCGACTGCAGCTTCGAGACAGGGAGCTACGACTGGGCAGACTGCGCAGATCGGGGCGGCCTTGTTCCACATGGTCACATGGTTGGCGTGCTCGGGGAAGAACCACTCCTTCGGATAAGGACGACACTCAGCGAGTGCAGCTTCTTCAGGTGTCACTCGTTGCCGCATCGGGAGCAGAGGTTCACGGTATCCACCTATCGTCCACGACTGAGAGAAGCAGCTTTGAGCCGATACCAGGTTGAGCGGTGATTCGCGCTATGACTTCAGAGAAGGACACGCCCTCGGCGAGGACGGTCTTCTGGATCTCCTCATGGACTCTGACAATCGAGAACTGCAGGTCATGGCCGGAGACCTTGTGGTCCTCAGAGTGACGAAGCATCTCGGCGACCAAGCCGTCGAGCTCGGTCACGACGTGGACCTCGAAGAGCTTGTCCGTTGGGATCTCGAACACTTGAGCGAAGGCCAGTAGCTGCTCGACGTTGACTCGCCTCAGCCCCAGCTCTGTGTTGCTGATCTGCTTCAGGCTTGTCGGGCAGCCTGCTGTCGTCATCTCTTTGGCGAGCTCGCCTTGAGTCCAGTTCAGAGCGAGTCGATAGCGCCTCACGTTGTCGGCGACTGCGTTGGGATCTAGTTCTGTGCTCACGTCGTGGCCTTTTCTGGGTTTTTCTTTGGGTAGCGGCGTCGGTCGAGTGCTTCTGGCTTGATGCCGAGGTCGAGCGCTGCGATCTCGTCGTTCTCTGTTGCTGCGATGAAGGCGCGCATCTCCCGCTGGGCGAGGTTGACGCTCACGATGCGGCCCTTCCTGCGTTGGGTTGATGTCATGCCGCCGACGAAGCCGCTCTCGTACTTGCCGAGGTCTCGCAGACACTCAGCTCGAACTGGACACTCGGCGCAGATTCCTCGGGCGTGGCTGTGGCCGGCGCCGACAGGGGCGAAGAAGATGTCGGGGTCCATGCCCTTACAAGCTGCGAACCATCGCCAGCCGGCCTGAGCGTTGCGCTGCTCCATGATGAGGAATAGCTGGTCGGCGACCTCTGAGCGAGGCGGGAGCTCGTTCACTTGCGCGCCGCCCTCTGTCGATAGGAGCGGATCGAGACCGGCGAGACGCCGAGGTCGTGGGCTGCCATCTCCTGAGACGGATCGGTGAGCCTGATCCACTCTCGATAGACGATCTGGAAGTCCGTCTTTGAGTGCCCGAGCTGCCTGCGTTGTCGAGCACTGAGTCCGCCCCAGATCCCAGAGAGCTCGTTCGCCCCTACTTCGAGACACTCGGCCGAGACCGGACAGCCTGTGCAGACTGCTTTCGCTGCGCCGTTGCGACCGCCCTGGTCTCGCTTCAAGAAGAAGACGTCGGGGTCCATGCCCTTACAGGCTGCGGAGTCTCGCCAGTCTCGCTCGTTGCGCGCCTCGACGATGAGGGTCAGCATCTCTAGCACCTCGGGCCGAGGCGGGAGACTAGACATCATCGCCGAGGTCGAGCTGCTCGGGGACGTCTGGCTCGACGTCAAGCTCAGCTTCGAGAAAGTCAGCAGCGACGACGATGGCGCTGGCGATGCCACGGATGGCGGCGAGCTTCTGCGCCTTCGTCCCGATGCCGGCCAAGAAGAAGACCGCTCGGCCGATAGAGAACGAGATGTCTCCGACGTCATCGCCCCGAACCCGAGCGTCGACCATGTCGGCGGTCGTATGGAAGAAGTCGATCTCGTCGAGCTCCTGATGAGCGGTCGCCCGTATCGCCCTCACGGTACGAGCCGAGGCCTCTCGGGCGGTCATCTGGCTGCTCGGTAGTCTGCGACGAGGTTGGCGACGAGCCAAGCGCTGAGATGCTCGGTCTCTCTGCGGACGTAGGCCTTGTGCTCGGTCAGCGTCGGCGTGCTCCACGGCGTGAAGCTGCAGACCTTGACCTTCAGCCCCGAGGTCGTCCAGTCGAGCGTCAGGTCGTAGCCGGCCAAGATGCGAGGGTCCGAGTAGCGAGCGATGGCGCTGCGCACACCTTGAGCCTCGCCCCAGTCGACGAGGCCGTCGTCTGGGGCGAGGCTGTCCAAGTGGGGGAGTGCCATCTCGATGAGGTCGGGCTCCTGGTCTCCGATGTGGTTCATCTGTTGTGCCTTTCGTGTAGCTCGTTAATGGTGTCGACGACATGGGCGAACGGAACCACGGCCCACAGCTCTGCAGTCCGCTCGCACCATGTCGTCTTTGTTTGTGGGTTCCCGCCCCATCGGAACCAGTCCGTCGCTGTGATGTGCGCAGTCCAGAGGCCGACGTCGGTCGTGCCGGCCTTCTTGCGGACGACTACGACGACGTCGTTCGGATCTGCTGCCATTCGTGCCTGGCTTCTCCAGCTCGGCCAGCTCGAGTTTTTGACGTTCTTCACTTCGATGCTCACGCCGTCAAAGCACCAGATGTCGCCCGGCTGCTTGCCGTGGACTCTCTCCAGCATTCGCCGAGCGTCGAGCCAGCCTCTGTCCCAGAGGTAGCGACAGACGTCCCGCTCAGCTTGCGCGCCCTTGTTCCGGTTGGAACGGCCACGCGAGGAGAGAGTCCGAGCGACATCGTCAGTCATGCAGCGTCGCCGCCTGGCTGTTGTGCTTCGAGCCATGCCTCGATGTCGCTCCGCCTGAATCTGAGACTCTTGCCCAGCTTCAAGAAGGGCAGCCCGTTCTCCAGCTTCAGCCGCTCGATGTGTCGCGTCGAGCAGCTCCAGAGTTCGGCGAGCTCGCGTGTCGAGATGAGTTCGCTCATTAGAACTCGCTCACGTCGGTCAGCTCGGGCGGTGCGGTCTTGATGCTGAAGCTCTTACCCTGCGAGCCCTTGCCGGTCTCGTAGAACCCGATCATCTCGATCAGGATCTTCCCGCCGGGCTGCAGGTCGTTACCTGCGAAGGCGTTCTTCACGCCGGTCTTGAGGTTGGCGAGACTGCAGGTGACGTTCATGATGCCGTCGGCGGTCTTGATGACGACGAGCGGGCACGGGTTGTTGTCGAAGTCTGCACCATCGGTGAGACTTGCCGAGACGATGGTCCCCTCGACCTTGTCTCCGACATTGGTCCATGAGGCGTAGGTTCCGCCGGTCTGGATCTGCTTCCAATCGGTCATATCTGAGCTCCTTCTGTTGTGCCTTGCGGCGTTGGTTGGCTCCGAGCGGTCACGGTGTGACCACTGCAGAGAGGTCGGCCAGACGGATCGCCTGATCGAAGGTCAGCGTGCCGAGGAGGCCGCCGACGGTGAAGGTGGGGACATGAGCGTCCTCACCGATAACAAGGGCGAGAGCGTTGCGGACGCCCTCGTCTGGGCTGTGACCTTCAGCAGGGTCGAAGTCGACAAGGTCGGTCGCAGTGATTGCAGCGGCCGAGATCGCCCAATGGCGAAGCGGTGTCGGCTCTCCAGGAGCAGCCATTCCCCACGGCCGGACTCTGTTCCCCTCTCGGACCCATCGGATGACTCGCTCAGCTCTCGCCTTCTCGGAGTCGTCATCGCCTCGGAGCATCCCAGCGAGCAGAACTCGCAGCCGGGCGACCTCGCTCGGGTCAGCGATTCGGTCGTCCTCGATGACCTCGGGCAGCGTGCGACGTGCGACTGGCTCGGCCTTGCGCGTCCTCTCGGCGAGCATCTGCTGCTGATAGGCGACGATCTGCGGGTCGTTCGGTCCGAGGCTGAGCTCGTTGACGGCCTCGACGCCGGTGAGAGCTCCGTCGATAGCGTCGATGTCATCGGCGACCCATGTCCCCTCGCCCTCTCGGAGCATCTTCGGCGTCGCAATGCGAGGAGGCCAAGCGAGGCCGAGCTCGTTGACGTGGCCGGCGGCCTTGATGGCGTCGATGCGATCCAAGATCCAGCCGGTCCTCGCCTGCAGCATCTGCAGAGGCGAGGTGTCCGACGTGGAGGAGGAAGGAGCGTCAGGACCGACGCCCGCAGCCTTACGGCCTGCGGACTCCTCCACGTCGAGGATGCCGACCGAGGGCTGCCCAGCCGCTGCCGTGCTGCTGTTGCCCTCGGTCGACGGTACAGAGAGGGCGGCGGGGCTGATTACGTTTCCGCCGCCCTCGATCTTCTTGAGGAGCTTCGCCTTGCGCCAGTTCCTGATCGAGATGGCGACGTCGAGCGCCCTTAGTCCCGCTGCGATGTCGAGCTCGTGAAGGTCACACTGCGCGCTCTCGGGTTGGCAGTGGATGATGATCGCCGTCTCCTGGCTGACCTTAGGCATCGGGCGCCGGAGGTCGCTGGAGCCGTCGGTCGCTGCGCCTTGTCGATAGATCGCATCGGCTCGGGCGTAGATGGCGAGCTGGATTGAGTGGTTCAATGCGTGCAACGTGCGCCCGGTCTTGAGGTCCGCAATGAACAGAGCGCCGTCGGAGATCCTCTCTAGGACCGAGTCAGCAGTGCCGGCGATCTGGTAGGCATCGAGGACGAGGACCATCTCGGAGTACTCCGGCCGTAGTCGGTAGCCAGCGGCTGAGATCGCGGCGTGAATTGCGGCGATGTCGGCGGCGTAGGGCTCGGGCGTCTCGAAGGTCGGGTCGATACATGACCGCTCGAAGTAGGTATGGATGAGAGTCCCGAGGTCTCGGCGAGTGTTTGCTCCGCTCGCTTCGAGCGCTGCCCTGCATATCGAGTTAATCGCCGTGGTGTCTGTCGGGTCTTGGTTCTTGAGAGCGTCGAACAGATCCGGCCGGCCAGCGAGGCCGAGAGCAGTCATCCTCTGCCCCCAGTCCTTCAAGAAGCCGGTGTCGTCAAGGAGTGAGGAGATCGAGGTCGCCCGGCTGTAGCCGACTGGCTTCGAGGTGCCAGGAGGGCAGACAAGATAAGCCCCCCTTCCATTGCGGCGGACTGGAGCGGCGATCTCTTTCATCGCTGCGCTCATGTCGGGCCCTCTGTCATGAGCCGAGTCGCCTCGGTGACGATGGCGAGCCCGAGCTTGAGCATCTCGTCGACCTGAGCCTCAAGGCTGTCGCCCTTCATGACGAGCCGGACGTGACCGATGGAGAGGCCGACGACCTTGCCCGCTGCGCTCCAGTGGGCGTGAGCCATGTCGGCCTCGGTCTGCCCCCAAGTGCAGCCCATGCCGTCGTGAGTTTGGAGAGCCTCGAACCAGCCCCTCTCGGCTGGCTCCTCATTTTCTGCGCGTTGAACTAGACCCATGAGGTCATCCCTTCCCTATTCCCTAGTGGTGATTACTTGCGGCGGAGTTTGTAGATGTTGGTCGGCTCGGAGGAGCTCGACGGATGCGACTGCTTAGCGTGTGCGATCTCGTTCTGGCGCTGGGCCATCCCAGCCCGATAAGCCGAGACCATCGAGGAGCTGTTCTTGAGCTCCTTCGAGATGTGGGCTGCAGTGAACCCGATAAAGAGGCCGAGGGCGACTGCTGCGAGGTTGACGATCATCTGAAGACCTCCGGCTGAGTGATCCACATATAGGCGCACCATGCGCCGAGAACGACGAGACCGATGCCGGCGAACTTCTGAGTCGCTGACAAGTCCAGGAGGCCAGAGAGGCCGGCGATGAGGTTCATCTCGGGCTCCTCGGGAAGAGCGCCTCGGTCGTGCTGAACAAGACCCGAGCAATGGCGTCTCGATTGTCTTCAGTTGGGGCGTATGTCCCACGGAGCCAGAAGTAGATCGTCTGCTTCGAGACTGAAGTGCCGGCGGCGGCGAGTGCTGTGCGGAGATCCTCGACCGAGAGGTCTAGGTGACAGAGGCGAGACCTGACTAGGCCCCCCCAGATGACCTTCCGCTCTGCTGCGTTACAGGCGTGCAAGGTGGTCAAGTCCCCCCTCCCCCCCGAATTGCGAGTGGTAGTCGTTCCGCTCGTCATGGTTGCCCCTGTTTGTTGTAGCTTCACGATTCGCCCCTTCATGCGTTCGTCGTCCGTCGCCGTTTCTGACGTAGATGTGAATGAGATTCACTCCCTCGGACGAGCAAGAGTCAAGCACAACACGACTCGCCAATGTGGGCATTCTTTCGGATTAGTTAAGCTGCCGACCGTAAAAAGCCCTAAATCTAGGGTAATATTTCTTTAGATTAGTTAAGCGTAGCTTGACTAATCGGAAGCTATGGCAAACTAGAGACCCTCAGTTCGCCACTTAATCAAGCCTGTGGAAGGAGCCGATCATGTCGAAAGAACTCAGCAAGGACGACGGCTTCGGCCCTCTACTGAAGGCGCTCCGCAAGGCGCACGGCCTAAGCCAGACAGAGCTCGCCGAGGAGATCGGCAGGATCTCCGGCCAGAAGTACTCGAAGGTCTCGATCTCGAACTGGGAGACCAACAAGAACCTGCCCTCGGTGAATACTGCCATCGCAGCGCTCGACGAGATCCTAGAGACCGGCGGGACCTTCACCGAGATGCTCGGCATCGAAGCGCCGGACGCGTGGCGCTACGCCATCGAGCAGAGACTGGCCTCACTTGAGAGCGCCGTTTCGACGCTGCTGAAGTTCTCTAGCTGAACAGCTCGTCCATAGCGTCGGCGGCGACGTGGCCGGCGTCGGGCATGAGGTGCCCGTAGACGTCCGCAGTCATGCGGATGGACGAATGCCCCAGCACCTCGGAGATGAGCTTCAGGTCGACGCCCTGCGCAATCAGGAGCGAGGCTGCAGAGTGTCGCATCGTATGCGGAGACCACGCCTCGCCGAATAGGTCGGTCGTCAGCTTGCGCGTTCTTGCTCCGAAGTTGTCAGGGTCCATCGGAGTTCCGAGCGGCGTCCGAAAGACCAGGTTGAAGCCGAGGACCTGATCCTTCCAGTCCGCACCGAGGGCGAGCTTCTCGGCCGCCATCATCGCTCGATGGCTGCGCAGCGCTTGAGCGGTCATGGCTGGCAAGTGGATCGTCCTGCGCCCCTTCGAGGTCTTGAGCTCGCCCAGTTCGAGGTAGGCACGATCTCCGCCTCGCTTGAGCTGGCGGACGACCTGCATCGTCGGGCGGATGTTGTCGAGGTCGATGGCCTCCCATGCCAGCCCGAGCAGCTCGCCTCGACGTAGGCCGAGAGTGAGGGCGATGGTGTAGAGCGCTGCCTCACGCGTGCCGGCGAGCGAGTCGAGCAGTTCGCGCGCCATCTCGGGAGGCATGAAGCGGCCCTCCTTCTGATCCATGCGGACGCCATCGGCGAGGGCCGCTGGGTTGTTGCCGATGATGCCGTCCCGCTCGGCATATCGCAGAGCTCGACGAAGCGTCGACCGCGCAATCCTGACCGAGTTAGGAGAGAGGCCACGCTCCGTCGAGAGCGCCTGCATCATCTTGGTGACATCGGAGGGCCGGAGCTTGGTCAGCTCAATCTTGCCGATGTAAGGCGAGATCCACAGACGGCAGTTGTCGCGATAGTGGCGCTCAGTCGCCGAGGCCACAGTGCCGGGCAGTACGTTGTCGAGCCAGTCGGTGAGGTAGCGGTCGACGGTCATTTTCATCTTGTCGACCGAGACGCCGTGGTCGGCTTGGCGCTGGAGCTCCTTCATCTTCTCAAGGACCTCACTTCGAGTTTTGCCAGTCACCATTGAGCGCTTCGTCTTGCGAGTCTCGGGGTCGTAATCGGTCGTCACTCGACCCTCCCAGCGACCTTTCTGGACGTTCTTGCGGACTGTTCCCTCACCTGATGCTCTTGCCATCCTGGCCTCCTACAGCCGACTAAATTGCGTGCGGGCTAAAATAGCACAAGAACCTCCTAGCAACCTGTAAGTGAAGTGCCTATTGGTCACCTCGTCGACGAGGGTCCCGAGATGTCGCCAGTAAACACTGTTTACCGCCTGACCGCGTAGCTAGGTGACCAGTAGGTGACCAACGGGGTGACCAACGATAATTAAAAGTGCCTGTCTGGGTGAGTCTGCGCCAGTCGGCTTGAGTCGTACTTAACCGCTAGAATCCAATGGTTTCAGATTCCTTGAGTCGGCTCTAGTCGGGTCCAGTCGGGCAAATAATGGCCCTGGGGGTCAGGAGGCCGCGAGTTCGAATCTCGCCAGCCCGACACGGCGAAACCCCTGCTACGGCGGGGGTTTCGCCAGTTTTGCGGCCTCGTCAAAATGCCTCGAAAAGAGGCTAGGTGACCAGTTAGGTGACCAGTTGTAAACGGACACGCGAAAGAGCCCCCTCACCGGCGCCGTGGGCACGCGCACAAGATGAGAGGGCTCCGAGGGTTAGCCGGCGGCTGAGCTAGTCAGCGTCTGGGTCGGCTTGGATGATCTGTTCTAGGAGGCTCTTGAGCCGGTCGTCTTGAGCTGAAAGCTGCGAGACCGTCCGCTCGACGTCTTTGAGCCGGAGGTGCATAGGCATCGTCGAGCCGTTCGGGCCTAGGTGGTGTCGGTTGTAAAGATCCGCCGACCTGGTCTCGGAGCGGAGGTCGGCGATGGCCTCGTTCGTTGGTTCGAGGCTGTCTCGAAAGTGACGCTCGAACCATCGGCCGAAGCTGCCGGTGATCTTCTCGAAGATGACAAACACTGACGCGGTCCCTGCTGCGATGGCGACGATAATCCCGACGGTGAGGCTGACGACTTGGATGGCTTCCAGCTCTGCGGCGAACATCTCAGCCGCCGAGCGAGATGATCGCAGCGTCGAGGCCCTCGATGATGGCGGCCTTGATCTCTGGGATCGTGGTCGCTGGATCGAGCCGGACGGTGATCTCGTCTGAGATCGCCTGAGCTGCGACGACTGTCGGCGGGAGCGGCTCCGGTACTGGCGGAAGGCCGTCGTCGACGACGGTGAGGTTCCCCTCGGTGTCGATGTGGTTCGTAATCATCAGACTGCCTTCCATCGTAAGAACGTGGCGTGGAGGTGTGGGGTCGTGCCGTCGGTCTTGGAGGTCCAAGCCGAGCCGGTGGTGTAGTCGGCGCTGAGGGTCTCCGATGCGAAGATCCTTGACGAGAAGGTGTTCGCTCCGAGCGCCTGCGGTATCGGGCTAATACCTCCAGCGAGGCGTCTCCAAGTGGACGAGGTCGTTACGTTGAAGGCGATCAGGTAGACGCCTGGTTGAAGCGTCACCGGCGTGATCTGCTTCGTATAGACCGCTGCGACAGTCGTGTAGGGAATCGTCCCCTGTGCAAGCACGGTGCCCGTTGGTTGAAGGTTGGCGTCGGCTGTGAAGATGCCGACTCGCAGTGTGCCCGCAGTGCCTGCGACTGTCGCCTCTGCAGCGAACATATCGACCGAGCTGGGAGCAGTCACCTCAAAGGGCATGTAGTGCGTCTGATTTGCGCTGTAGGACTGCGTGCCGGACGTGCTCCACTGTGCGTTCGGCACTCCGAAGAAGTAGCGAGCAGTTGTCACTGAGACGCTCGCAGCGTTCGAGGACGTCTCAGTGAAGGCTAGAGCGTCCTCCTGAGCAGCATCAAAGTCGGCGTCGCAGACGACCGTCCCACTGATCCCGTTTCGGATGATCGCCCGCTTGAGAACTCCGACGACTTGGTTGCTCCCGATGAGGTTTGAGCCGAACTCGACAATGGATGTGGAGGAGAAGATCGAGGTCGTCCCCGCTGTAGTGACTGTCCCGAGCAGAGTCCAGGAGGTCGGCTCGGTTGCTGAGTCTGGCGCAGTGTAGAAGGTTGTGGTCTTGCCGCTTGCGCCGTTGTCGACGTCGAAGGTCATCCGAACCCAGCCTGCCTCGGTCGTGAATGGGACAGCAGTCAAACACGCCGCGGTGTTGACCGTTGTTCCGTCCGTTGTCCAGTTGAGCGACGGCTTGCCTGAAAGCATAGAGAACACAAAGGACAACTGTCCGGCGCTCTGCCGCTTGCCGACGATGCCCTGATTTGTTCCCAGCGCCCAGCTTGTCGGCTGCATCCGAGCAGTTATCTCAATGTCGCCGACGATGTCGAGCGCCGCAGAGTCAGGAGTGGAGGCATAGCTGCCGTTGTTCAGCCCATAGCCGACGAGGCCAGCGGACGAGATGTACGTCTGCGAGGTGTTGACTGCGAGGTCGGAGTTCGTGCCGAGGTTGTTCAGCTTCGTCTTATCCGCCGCCGACATCGAGCCAGGGAGCGAGATCGTCGCCGCCGAGATCGAGATGGCCGGAGCAGCTCCTCCACTGGAGACGATGGGAGCGGTCCCGCTGACGGCTGAGACTGCAGCTCCAGAGGTGACCGAGTCGAGCTTGGTCTTGTCGGCGGCCGACATCGAGCCGGGCAGTGATGGAGTCGAAGCCGCCAGACTTATCGTCGGCGTCGTTGTCGGCGAGGTGACTGACAGAGGAGCGGAGGCGCTGACGTTGGTCACGGTGCCCGAGCCGCCGCCGGTGGTCGTGGTGATCGAGCGGTCGATGACGAGGGTCACGCCGGAGCGCTCAGAGACGAGCTTGATCGGCGGCTTCGTTGACTTGACTGTCACGGAGGTCGTCATATCAGAGCCCCCATGCCAAGACGACAAAGTTCCCGAAGGCTGCTGGGACGTCGTTCGTGCCGTCGTTCCACTGCATCTGCCACGCGTAGGTCGCCGGAGTGAGGGTTGCTATCGCTGCGGCGACCTTGATCCGAAACTTTCCGAGGGCGGCGCTTGTCACTGTCACGGTGAACGTCTTGAGAACTGCAGCGCCAGCGGCCGAGCTCTCGGAGATGTTCGCTGTAATCGTGTAGCCAGTGATGTCGATGGGCGTATCGGTTGAGTCAAGGAGCTGAAAGTCGTCGTACCAATCAGTCCCAGCTCGGACCGTGTAGTCGGCCTCTGCGCCGGCGTTGTTGAGCAGCACCATCGCAGTCATGCTTCGGGCCCTTTCGTTGAAGTGTTGAATGAGGCGAGGGAGGTGCCGAGGACAGCTCCGGCGAGACCGAGCCAGAGACTCGCCGTCTGGCCTTCAATGGCTCCCTGAGCGATCAGGAGCGGGACGATGGCGGTGAGTACCCGATAAATCCATGCCCTAGTGCGTTCGTCCTTGAGGCTCATCTGAGGAGCTCCTTCATTTGGTTAGCCAGAACCAGGTCGCCGGGCCGATAATGCCGTCGACCTTCATCTGTGAGTTGTTGAGCTTGAAAAACTTCTTGACGTTCCGCTGAAAGATCCGAGTCGCAGCTACCGAGGCCGGGCCGAAGTTGCCGTCGACTGCGAGGTCTGGTCCGTCGAGCTTGTTGTTCAGCAGTGCCTGAGCCCACTTCGCTGCGTCGCCCTTTGAGCCCTGTTTTACGATCTGCTTTGAGGCTGCCGCTATCCCTGCAGCGATTGCGGCGAGGTCGATACCAGGAGCGGGCGGTGGGACTGGAGCCGGAGGTGGGACTGGAGCCGGTGGTGCTGGGACGTTGCAGAGCTGCAGGGTCCGAGCTCGCATTGAGTCGCCCGAGATCGTGTGCATGTCAATCTTGCGACGAGGAGCGTATTCCTTATGCATACAACAGGCCGGGATCTGCGAGGCGTTCCCGGTTAGCAGCGCTGCAGTCGCCCGAGCGATGACGTCGAGCTGCGCATCGGGCCACGGTTCAGCCCTCGGCCCGTCGTTGTAGCCGGTGTTTTCTGCTTCGATGCCGTAGAAGGCGGAGTTCCCTCCGACTCCCATCGGCGGCCACCCGCCCGCTCCGGCGTGATTCGCTCGCCCTGCGGCGATGACGTGGCAGATGCCCGAACGGCTGACGAGGACGTGACAGAGCGGCCCAGCGAGGTCAGGGCGGCCGTTAATGCAGATTCCGAGCGAGGGTGCATCCTTGCCGATGGCGCTGGCGGTGTGGTGCCACATGACGCCCCGAGGATCGAAGCCTGACGAGCCTCGCTGCTGCCAGCCTGGAGTCTCAGATACTCGAAGCCCTGCAGCTCGAAGGCGGTCAGCGATCCCGAGGTCTCTCATAGCGAGACCCAATGGGCAGAGAGCGAGCCGGTGATGTTAAGCGCCACTCCTGAAGATTGGAAGCAGCTGAGCTCAATATAGTCTCCAGCGGCGAGCTTATACATTACCGAAACAGTGTCGACGTGACCGTTCGGTCCGGCTGGGTTGATATTTGAGGCCGCGAGATCGGCACTGCCATTGAGCTTGATTGAAAAAAACCGCTGAGAGGCTGTGCCTGATGCATATGTCAGGTTTCCTATCATGTGGTAGGTCCCGCCGAGACCAGTCGGGACAGTGATCCTCGTATTGTTCACAGTCGTTGAGTGGAAGCTGTCGCTGTCCCACTCGTCAGCAGCAGTAAAGGCAAGAGCCGTAAAGGTGGCTGTGGCGAGCGACTGGACTGCAGTCCTGACGGCCTTGACTGAGGGCGGCGTCGAGAAGAGCTGCTGGTTATCTCGGACAGTGTCGCCCCATGATGCCGGCGGTGATCCTCCGGTGGTTGGGTTGTGGACCGTTTGCGGGTCGACGTAAGGCGTAGTCATGATGTCTCCTTAGAAAGCCCATCCAGCGGCGCCGCCCCATGTTGAGGTGCCCCACTTGAAGAAGGAATAGCCGGTCCTTGATGAGTCGAGGCTGAGCGTGACAAGCCAGCCGGCCTCGGTTACTTGATGCTTGATGCCGGTCACATGGCAGAAGTACTGGACGCCCTCACGGTTGACCTCGACGAGGTTGCCCTCCTCAACCGTCTGAGCAAATGAGGCGTAAAGCGTTGAGTTCCGACTGACTGAAACGGTGAGCTCGGTCAGTTTTGTCTGGGGCTCGGAGCGGCTAAGGACGATCCACTCCGCAATCGACAGCGACTGACGGTCGCTCGGGTGGAGTAGGCCGGTCAGCGTGTACGGGTTGCGGATGCCTCTCGCCGTAATCGAAGCATCATCCTGGACGATCTGCTGCCGGCCGAACGTCGAGTTCACCTTCGCGACGTTGGTCACCTCGCGCGTATCGCGTGTCAGGACGAGACCCTCGGCGAGCATCTGGAAGTCGCCGCCGGCGATCTGGGCCGGGTCGTCTGAGAACGTGTACTGCACAGTATTCGAGACCGTGTCGTCCCATGCCCATGACCGCTTGGAGAACCTGATCTCCCCGACGCGGTCGATCCAGACTCGGCCCTGCTCGGTGTCCTCCACCCTCTGCAGTAGGTCAAGCGAAGCGTCCGAGGTGTAGGACTGCTGAGTCACTATGCCAGAGACGTCGAAGGTCCCGACAGCGTTGACAACTCCGAACGCTGTAACGAGGTCGGTGAGCCGTTCGTCGAGTCGTTGGTTTGACCAGGGCGAAGAGCCTGCCGAGTAGAGCTCGGCGGCGATGGTGCCAAGATCGGTGAAGCTGTCAGGGTGGTCTTCCCAGATCAGGACCTCGTCAATGACGCCCCGATAGGAGGTGTCTAACTGACTCGAAGCGCCTCCGATACTTAGCGGCGACTGCGCAGTGGAGGCGCTTGTAGTGAAAGAGTAGGCGTGGCCGTAGCTAGAGATTTCTGAGCCGTTGAGCCAGCATCCGAAGAACTGGCTTGATGGTGGAGTGCCTCGGTCAATGTTCTGATTTGGTGTCCACCATTCCGCGTAGGCGGCCGGAGGTTCGACTGCGATCATGAGGTGCTGAACGCCGTCGAGGTGGAGATAGTCGGCATAGGGTCCGAGGTCGATGGTGAACTGGTTCGCCGTATTCGTAAAGGCGACAGAGATCCGCTCTCCGCCTGCGACCTGTATCACCGAGACGTACCCGGTCGGGTTGTTCTGCGAGCTGCCCGCTTGCGCAATAATCGTATGGTCAAGGACGATCTCAAGGTTGAGGTCCATCCAGAGCGAGATGACTACTCGCCCCAAGTAGGGCTCCAGAAGGAGCTCGTCGACCTGTGCCCAGCCGTCGGGGTCGTCTTGCCCGTAGCCTTCATCCTTGCCGTCGATCACTGGGTCGAGCTTCTTTAGGCCGCCGGTGTGCTTCCATTGCTGCCCGGTCTTGCGTTCAAGCCAGCCCGAGGGCCCGACTTGGAACCATCGGTCCGGCTGCGTTGCCAGCGACTCGACCTCGGCCTCCCATGCAGTAGCCGGAGCGATGCCCTGAGCAATGAGTCCGAAGAGGTCGAAGCATTCAACCTCGACGGTCTTCTCAGTCTGGCGGTCGACCTGCGGCCAAGCGTCGACATAGCCTCGCCAGACGGTCTCGGTCGTTGCGCCCTTTGTGAGTCTCAGCCTGATCGGGACGCCGTCGACGACGTCTGGGTAGTAAGCGCCGGAGGTGTTCTCGGGGTTGAAGTTGTCGCTCTGATTGTTGAGCGTGAGCTTGAGAGTGCCCACTCCGATCTTGTCCGAGAGAGTCGGCCGGCCCTTCTCGGCGACGATGCCGGAGGAGACAAGGACGCTGCGAGAGATGTCGGTCCAAGTGGGCGACGGGTCATCGGGTCCAGTCGCTCCGAAGCCGACCTCGACCGTGATCGTCATTCCTCCTGGGATCGACGCTGTCATCGGCCAGCGCCAGACAGAACGCCAGAGGAGAGGATGCCGGTCCGAGCGGCCTTCGTGATCGTGTCAGTAATCCAGCGGACGCTGTCCTGAGCAACAGGTCCGGCGAAGGTGACCGGGACGGTGACGTTCAGTTGAGAGGCACCTCGGTTGCCGCCTGCGATGAGCGTGGAGACTCCTCGGAGCATGGCTTGAGTGTCGCCAGCGTTCATGATGAAGCCGGAGGAGCTCGGCGTGAAGAGCTCGGGGCCCTTCTGGTTCACCTGATATGTCTGGTTCCCGACTCGACCGCCCCTCGCCATCGGCGTGAAGATGTTTCTATCCTTGCCGCCGCCGCTAATGATCTGCCCGACAAAGCCGCCAGGGTCGATGACCTTCGGGAAGATGTTGACCGTCTGGGGTGCTGCGAGTTTGTTGATTTCCTGAGCTGCGCCGATGAAGTCGCCCTTTGAGATGGCTGCGTAGTAGGTGATGAGCTTGTCTTTCGGAGTCGCTGCGATGAGCGTCTGGTAGGCCTCAATCCTGAAGCGGGCGTCGGCATCGCCCGACAACTTGATGGCCGTCTCGACCTGCTTCGGAGTAAGTCCGAGCGTTGAAAGGTATGCCTCGGTCTGCTCGTCGTTGAGCCCGAGCTGCTTCGCTTGGAGACCGTATGCAAAGCGGAGCTCCTCGGATTTTCCTCGTACCGTGTCCGCACTAGCGCCTTGCTCAACTAGGCCTGCCAGGTAGCTCGAGTTGGCTTCGCCGGCAGAGACGAGGGCGTCGATCGACTTCTGCTGTTCTTCGTTGTACTGCCCGAGAGCGAGCTTCGTCAGGTCGATGTCTTTCGGCAGTGCTGCGACGTCGGTCCCGAAAGTCCTCATCGTCGTGCCAAGCGTCGAGGCTCCGGCGATGACGTCGTCGAGGAAGGTCGTGTTCTCTAGGGCGTCAGAAAAGCCCTTCGCTGCAGCGGCTGCGCCGTCTTGGTTAATAGTGGCTAGAACGAGCTGAGCGTCGTAGCCCTTGAGTCGCTCTTCTGTCTCAGCAACCGCATCGCCAGAGCCGAGGATTTGCTCGTTCATGCCCAGAGTCGCCTGAGCTGCAGCTTGAGTGTTCTCCTTCGTGGCTTCGAGCTTGCCTCGCATACCGTCTAGCTCATTTTGGAACATGCTCACTGCGATCCGAGAGGCGTCGCTGCCATCTCCGAGCGAATACTGAGCAGAGGTCAAAGCATCTAAGGAGCTTTGCAGTGTCGCCGTGTCGCCGCTTGCAGCTAGGTCGTTTAGGACTCGCAGAGCGTCATCGAACTGGATCGTTAGTCCATCGAGGCTGAAGCTCTTGGCGATCGTGTCGGAAAATGTGATGATGTCGTAAAAGGAGTCAGCAGGCTTGGCGGACGCTTCCGCCATTTGCTGAAACGACTTCGCCGAGACTTCGCCGGTTTTAATTAACTCGGTGCTCAGCTTCGTCAGTGCGGTGTCGTACTTTGCAGCGTCGAAGGCCGCCTCGTTGAGAGCGGAGGCGATCTCATAGATCGCTATGGCTGCGCCGACTGCGGCGATGGCTCCGGCGGCCTTGCCTGCTCCGGTCATCTTGCGCGTGGCGTTCTCACCTTCGCCGCTGAGTGTCGTGAAGTTGTCCTTCATCTTCATGACTGCGCCAGTGCCGACAGAAAGCGAGCCGACGAGCCCGGCTCCGATGGTCCCTATCGCTGCGAGCTTGCCGGTCGCCTCGCCGGCCGCTGGACTGATGTCTCCCGCAGCGGTTGCGATGTTGAGCAGCGGGTTGACAACGTCAAGCACTCCGCCGCCGATGGACTCCTTCAGCTCCCCGAACTTTGCTTTCGCAATTTCGAGCGAGCCGGCGAAGGTTTTCCCCTGCGCCTCAGCGAAGCCTCCGACCGTTGAGGCGAGTGCGGCGATGGTGTTGTCTGTCGCTGTCGCCCCGCCTCCTAAATCGGTTACAGAAATGCCCATTTTGGAAAGGGCCGTGGACGAGCCCTCTGAGCTTTTTCCGATGGCCTTCATACTTGCCTCTAGCGAGATGCCGAGCTTGGAACTGAGATCGACTGCTAGTGGGGTCAGTTTTTGAATCTCTTCAGAGGATCTTCCGAACTGAACCAGGAGAGCCTGACCGGCGACGATGGCGTCATCGTCTGCGCCGGTCACCTTCATGATGGCGGTCGCCTGCTCGCGTAGCGCCTTGCCGTTGCCGGCGTAGACCTGATCTGAGTTCTTGATCGAGTTCGTCAGCTTGAGCTGCTGAGTCTCAGCGTCGGCGGCGTCTTTCGCTAGTCCAGCGAGGCCAGCGCCGAGGGCGATAGCGCCGACGACAGCGCCAGCACCCATCGACATCATCTTCGAGGACATACGCTCAGCGCTGCCGGTCGCCCGGCCAAGATCCTTGTCGGCTGCGTTGCCGACCTTCTTGAACTCTCGGATCGCCCCGCCTGCGTCTGCAGTGATGAGCATCTGCAGCTTTTCCATTAACGCCATGAAGGGCCCTCCTCTGTAATCACTTGCTAGACATCGACTCGCTCAGGAGCTGGAGCTCCCTAACTGTCAAGCTTCTAGTTTGGGCTGGGGTCCAGTTGAAGGAGCAGGCTCCGAAGACGATCCACTGGTCGAGACTGATGGATCGTCCTCCGCTTTTGGGAGTCCTCCGCCATAGGTGTCTGGCAGATCCTCGGCCACCTGGACGAAGACGTCCGTGATCCGACGAACGGTCAGCACCTCGGGCTCGCAGCCCATCTGCAGACATGCGGCGCTATAGATGTATTTCGCAGTCCGAGCGGATCGGAACGGACTAGCGAGCAGTTGCCACCACTGCTCGCTAGTGTCCGTTTCGAGTTCGATGAGTTGGTCGAGCGTGAAGTCCGCCAGTCTCATCTGTCCGCTAGGTGTGTTGACGGCCCACTCGTCAGCCATACCTAGATGCCGGTGCTGCTAATGATGGCGCTGGCCGCATTAAACGAACCGCTCACTTCGACGGCACCGTCTACGGCGGTGCTGACGCTCATGTCGAAGTGGGCAGTGCCGAACCAGTACAGCGAAGCGTTGTCGGTGAAGTTCGGGTACAGGTAGACCTTGCGGCCAGATGCGACGCTCGTGGCGACAGCGAACTGCGCGCCGGCGGTGTCGAAGTAGCCCGAGAAGGAACCACTCGCTGAAGGGATACCGGGCACGAAAACATGGACGGCATCGCCGAAGGCGGTGACGTCAGTGTTGTCGGTGGAGAGGTCGAGTGACCAATCCTTGAGCAGTGCAACCGGAACGGCTGCTCCTGTGCCTAGCGCTGTGACGTCCGCCAGTAAGCGGCCTTTTTTACCTGATACTGCAGCCATGATCTGGCCTCTCTTTCGTTGACTAGAACCCGGCCGCCGTGATTAGCTGCCGGGCATTGTTCGGGAACGTGCGATCTGCGACCGCCGCTCTTGCTAGAGCAGCCTGCGCCGCCCGTTCTTGAGGATGAGCTAGTGCCCATCGGATGAGTTCTCCGAGCTCCTCGGGACTGGTAAAGGTCGGGAGCATCGGGAAGAGTTCGTCTGATTCGCCTCGGCTCTGGCGAGCTTGCCAGCAGCCAGAAGCTGCGAGCTCGATCTCTCTCGGCCCAACGGCCCAGCCTTCAGCAGTGTCGGAGACGTCGCCGTTCGTCTCGGTGCGGTAGAGGTTGAATGAGGTTCGGCTTCGGCGGTAGAGCTCGGCGGTGTCTGCGTTGTCGATGCAGTCCTCAACGTCATGAACGACTCGCTCGGTCAGTGACTCGGGGACGTTCTGCCAGTTGCCAGCGAGGCCGAGGTCGATGCCTGACCAGTCGCATCGCTCCATGAAGGCGACCCTCGACGGGTAGCCAGTGCCGACGAAGATGCAGTCCCGAGACTCGATGCTGGTCTCGCCGGGATAGTGGACAGAGGGCCGATAGGCGTGAGGCGTGTAGATGGCGTTCGTCAGGTTCTGGAACTGTGCCAGGTTGGTCGGATCGTTGAGCGCTACGACGTCAAAGGTCGAAGCGGCTGAGAGCTGTCGAGTGTCCTCATAGGGCGACTCAGTAAAGATGCAGGCCGTCTTCATTCCACGGCTGCGACAGACTGCGATGAACTGCGGGTCCAAGATGAAGCCGCTAACGAAGACGATCAGATCCGGCCACCAATAGAAAGCGCTCTGGCTGAGTCCGCTGAGAGCGAACTGATAGACGTCCTCGGGCTCATTGAACGCTCGGATGAATGTCCCGTCGGTCTTGGAGAGGTGAGCTATCCCGCCCCACGTCAGCCGGTCGCCGAGGTTGTAATGGGCGACCTCGTGACCGAGAGTCTCGAAGCCTTCAGCCCAGCCGTCGTAAACATCCTGGACCGAGAAGCTCGGGCCGGGATGGACAAGCAGAACGCGCACTCAGTTAGCCTCTGCGAGGGCGATGATCTGGGTCCGCTTGTAAGCCTGAATTGCGGGCTCGGTGCCGGCCTTAATTCCAATCGACCAGGCGTTCGTGCCTCGTCTGCCTGGATGATTGACTCGGGCGTAGAAGGCCGAGCTGCCGAAGTGCATCGTCTTCTTCCCGCCTCGTCGCTTTGACTTCGGAGTCATGACGTGCGGAGGCGAGCCCTCCTCCAAGAAATTCCAGATGCCGAACGGCTTCGCCTTGAGGATGGCGCTCGCGTGTACTCCACCTGTGACCTCGAAGCCTGCTCCGAGCCTCGGGCTCTGCTTCCCTTTCCAGCGTGAGAAGCGGAGGTCGCCGCCGGTGAACTTGGCAGCAGAGCCGAGCGATGAGCCTTTATAGACGACCGCCGCTGCAGTCACTGCTGTCTTGTTGACGTTCGCCATCGCCTCGCCGTAGTTGACGATCCTCTGCCCGAAGGCGTGCGCGTTGTTCGTTGTTGCCATTAGGTCAAGACCTCGACGGTGATGTCTGCGGCGTAGTAGGGGACGTCTGCGATGGTGACCTCTCGGTAGTTCCCGATGGTGTTCACTCGGAGGTTGACGTCTGGGCTCGCTGCGGCGTCGATGGCGGCCACGATTGAGGAGCTGCCCGAGGAGTCGAGCATCGCATCGAGGAAGGCGAGCTGGTCGACGTGACGGTGCGAGACCATGACAGTCAGGTCGACCGAGGTCTCACGGTAGCCGTCGAAGCTGAGCGGGCGGATCGTGAAGCCAGCGACAAAGACGGCCGGCGCTGCGATGTCCTCGGGTGGATATTTGTAGATGTTGATCCCCTGGCAGCTTGAGAGAGCCAGGGCGATGACGTCTCGGATCTCGCCGTTCGTGATCTCGCTCACGCGACGCCGAAGTTCCCGCCGTGGCGATAGGGCTGCAGCATCTGGACCGCCCGAGGACTCATCGACTTTGAGACCCTCGTCACGCCGAAGTCTGCGAAGCCGACGATCCCGAGCGGAGCGGACTCCAGCTTCATGACCTCAGCGACGATGATTCGACAGGCTTGCTTGACCTCGACCGGGACTGCAGGCCAGCCCCACGTCCCGTTGATCTTGATGAGGCCACGCCGGCCAGTCGGGACGACGACCGAAAAGGTGATGTTATTGAGGAGGCGGAGTTCAGAGAACGGCTCAGCTATCGGAGCTCTTGTCGCTGCTCCGACTGGGCCGAGCTGGTACTGGCCGGCCGTGTAAGTCGTGGCATAGGTTCCGTCGCCGTCGGTGTCCTCGGTGATTGAGGTCGCCGAGGTCAGGTCGTTAAACGCTCCGAGCTTGAGGACCTGAGAGTCATCGGTGTCGAAATAGCGGATTGCGGTCTCGGAGTAGAAGTGGCGGCCACAGTGCTCGTCGATCAGGCGACTCGATGCCGTGACGACATCGTCGAGCAGTGCTGTCGAGCCGGCGAGGTTGACGCCCGTATACGCCTGAGCCTCGGCGCTTGTGATGTAGCCGTTCGTGATGGTCATTCGGTCATCTCCATGCCGCCGCTCGGACGTCTTCGCCGTGGATGTCGAGGACGTGCTTCGAGAAGCAGGTCTCCAGCACTGCAGCGAGAGCGTCTGGGGCTATGTTCTGGTAGTGCTCGCCCGGCTGCAGGCGTCCGCCGTCGGCTGCTGAGTGAGGTGCTCGGCCGTAGCCTGCAGCGGTGAAGATAAAGAGGCCGCCGTGAGGGTCGACTAGGTGCGAAATGTGGCGGATGTGCTCGGGCCATTCGGCAGTGTGCTCGGCGACCTCAAGGTAGAGGGCGACGTCGAAGGTTTCGACTGAGCCGAAGTCCAAGACGTCGCCGACCCATGTCACCTCGGGAGCCTCGACGAGGTCGATGATCTCGAAGGTCGAGGTCGAGTCGAAGAGATAGCGCCCGTGACCGTTAATGTCTCGCCCGCCGACATCGAGGACGTTCTTAGGCCCAGAGGTTGCCCACCTCTGAACCCACTCCAGAACGTCCCTGTGCATCTTTAGGAGGCTTTAGGCTTGCGGCCGCGTGGTGTGGGTAGTGCTGCGTTCTCGACGCTGAGATCGGCCGAGGCTGTCTCTAGCGAGCCGACGACGATCTCGTCCTTGTCGGCGCGTGTAGCGAAGTTGTTCATGATGAGGTTGTCGGCTGTGGCCTTGTCGGCCTCGACGACTGCGCCGGACTCGAAGCCGGACGCTGCGATCTGTAAACGGATAGCGGGCATCTGTGCCCCTTTCGATAACGCCTTGAGGCACACGCCGAGCTCGAGCTCGGCGTGTGCCCTTCAGCTAACGGATTAGGTCAGGTAGGTAAGAACCCGAGCTGCTGCCGCGTCGATGATCTGAGAATCTCCACGCATGATGAAGCGGAAGGTGTTCAGGTCGGTGTTGAATGCGTAGTCCTGGCTGGACTCAACGCGAACGCCGCCGGCGATGCGGACCATAACTCCACGTCCCCAGTCGCCGAAGGCGAGACCCTTGCCGGCCGTTGTGGTAACGGTTGGCATGTTCGGGTCGGTGTAGATCGGCTTGCCGAGAAGCAAGTCAGGCGTGCCTGCTTGGTTCGATGGCTGCCAGAGGTACTGACCAGTGCCAGCGCCGCCGGACAGATCGCGCAACTTGCGCAGCGTCAGCACGACGGAGTCGTTGCAGATGAAGCTGGCGTTCTCACGGTATGGCCGAGTGATCGAGTGCATCAGGGTCAGCACGTCATTCATGACGAAGCCCGCAGCGGCTGAACCAGTCGCCGAGGCGACGGTCGTGAAGCCTGCAGAGCCAGCGATGCCGACTGGCTGGGATGAGCCGCTGCCGGTAATGGTCGCAGCGCCGAAGCCGTTCCCGAGAGCCTGACCGCCAACCTGAGCCAAGAAGGCCTCGATGTTGACTGCAGCGTCGGAGAGCAGCTCGCTCGATACCTGTGTCAAGAATGCGTACTTGTACGCCCCGAGGGTGACCTGACCGAAGGCCGGGTCCGATGCTCCGATGGTGCCCGCCTCTGCGACGAGGGCCGCTGTAGGGAAGGAGCCAGAAGCTGCGGTCGGTACCTGGAGGCCTTCGCCGCCGGCGGTCTCGATGAGCATGGCGTTCGCTGCCATGACCGTCGAGTTCTCCTTGAGTGCGACGATGAGCTGGTCGTAGAAAGACGTCGGGACGGTGTTCAGTCCAGCCCCTGCGCTCAGCTTCGAGAGGGTCCGCTTCTCAGCGGCCTCTGGGCCGAACTCAGCGAAGCGACGCTCGCCACTTGCGAGGGAGCGCAGCATGTCAGAGTCAGAGACCTTGACTTCCGCTGGAGCTTCCGACGGTGCGAAGCGCCCGAGGGTTGCTTCGATGTCAGCGTTACGCTGCTCAAGCTCGATGATCGAGTTCAGGCGGGCGTCGAGTGCGTCGAGGTCGGCGTTACCCTTTGCCCACTGAATTTCCTCTTCACCTGAGAACTCACGGCCTTCGGCTGCGACGTGATCGGAAAGGGCGCGCATCTCGGCCCATGCTTTGTTTCGTGCCTCTACGAGGCGCTTGATTTCTGGATTCATAATGAATCCCCTTTCGGTTAGCTGCTCCGTCGACGGGATTGCCGGCGGGTATTTCGTTAACAGTGCCGAGGTGCGTTTCGCGCGAGCTCAGCGGGTTGGCGGGTTGCGGCGACCTGTCCGCTTAGAGGGCGAGACGTCAGGTTCACTGGGGGTCTCTGGCTCTTGTGGCTCTTCCTCGTCTGGAACGTCCGAGGAGCGGACATCTCGAAGGATGAGGTGGTCTAGCGTGCCCAGTCGGGCAGCCTCGGAGACTTGCTCATATGGCAGGTCTACGAATTGAGAGAGGGAGCGCAGCGCTACTGCGTTGCCGGCCTCCTCTGTTGAACGGTAAGCGGGCGAGGAGACTGGGCCGAGCTCGTAGAGCTGCACTGCCTCTAGGCGTCGCAGCGGGAAGCCCTCCTCGGTAGTCGTCCAGGAGTCGGCCAGCGTCGAGAAGCTGAACGACGAGCCGCGCACCTTGCCGGCTTTGACCTTCGCCATGACGCGCTGAGCGTCTGGGTCGGTCACGTCGAGCTGCATGGCGTAGCGGAGGCCGGTCTCGTCGATGCCGAGCTCCAGCGTGCCTGAGTCTGTCGTAGCCAAGAGCAGGCTCATGTCGTGATTGAACGCTCCGATGATGTTTCTATCGGCATGGCGCAGAGTGTCCGTGAAGGCTTGAGGGTCGATGATCTCGACGAAGCCTCCGAGGTTCTGGCTCAGGCGCTCAAAAGTTGCACCGTAACCCTCTAGTAAAGGTTGAGAGTTTTCGGCGGTCCGCAGTTCTGGCCGGTCCTTATTCGCTCGCAGTTCATGCATTCGGGCTCGCTTTCACGTCGGCCAGAGGAGGCCGATCTTCGAGTTCTCTGACTTCGTTGACGGTCAAGAAGCCAGCAGCGAGGGCGGTCGCATAGCTGGCGTAGCGGGTTTGCAGGTCCGAGCGGAGCAAGGCTCCAGTGTTGAATCGGACGTACTGCGGCTGCGGGACTGCAGCGGTGAGGACCTCTTGAATGAGCACTAGGTCGGCGTTGATGCTGTCGACTAGGAACTGCTGAGCCTGCTGCTCTCGGTTCGCATAGGTCACTGAGGAGCCACTCGAAGCGACTCCGATCTTCTCGGGCGGGACTCCGAAGACCTGACATATCTCGATGGCGCAGTTCCGCTTGGTCTCTAGGAACTGGCTCTCGTCGGCGTTGACGTCAATGCTCTCGTACTTGAGGCCGGCCCCGACGACTGCCGGGCGGCGCTTCTTCCATGACGACGTGATGCTTGAGCGGATCTGAGAGGCCTGCTCGGCGGTGAGTTCTTGGTCGGCGTAGATGATCGAGCTCGGGACTGCGCCGTTTGCGAACCATTCGGAGCCGAACTCCTGCGCCCTCGATGAGAGCTCGATGAGGCCGGAGCTCTCAAGTGGTGCGATACCGAACTGCTGACCAGGTACCGGGAAGCCGGGCACGACGAGCAGATCGTCCAGGTTAAAGGGCTGGCCGTTGTAGCGAACCTGAGCTCGACCGACCGAGGATGCATCGACGACTTGAACGCTGACAGGGTTGAGCCATTCGACAGAGGAGGCATAGCCGGCGGCGTCTCTGCCGGTAATCGCTCCCCATGCGTTGCCATAGAGGTCTCGGCTCATCGACATCTGCCGCAGCCAGAACGACCTCGGAAGCTTCGATGGTGCCTCGATCAGGCGAGGCTGGATGGCGACCGGCTGCTGCAGGCCAGAGGCGTCGGTCTGATAAGAGACGAGCGGGAGCTGTGCGATGGTGCTGGCGCGCAAGTTGATGCACGCGATAACCGCCGAGAGTCTCAGCCCGTCGGTGAGGGTGTAGTTCTTATCTGGATGGAAGTCTCCGCCCGAGCCCCAGATCGACTGGAACGAGATCGCGCGCTCCTCGCGCTGTGGTCTAAATAGACCCATATCAGTCGCCGTCGATCATGAAGCCGGCCAGAAATACCACGACGCCCAGAGCAGCCAGGCCGAGAGCTGGGGCGACAGTAAAAAGAGCGAGGACCACGGCCACGATGCCGATGATCTCTAGAGAGGTCGAGAGAATGTTCTTCATGTATGCGTTCTCCTAGTAAGCGAAGACAGGCGCTGGCGTTGGTTCAGGCGTGGCGCTCACCTGCGAGCAGCCCCAGAGGGCGAGAGTCGCTGCCACTAGCGGAGCGATGTCGACCGAGGAGCTCGTCCTCGACCATGCCCATGAGTCACCGAGCGCTCTTGTCTTCGCTCCCATGACCGCAGCGATGAGCTCGGGCTGGCCGGTGTGAGTGACTCTCTTCGCCATGACGAGATCGAAGAGATGAGTGCAGGCTTGTGAGTACTCTCTCGTGTTCGTCGAGATCACTCGGAGCCCGAGATTCTGCAGTTCGTTGACGAAACTTCCAGCCGGGCCGAAGCTATCGACGACGAAAGAGCAGCCGGGATAGCGGTCAGATAGCTCAATGCAACGATGAATGAGCCAGTCGGTACCTGGTCGACGGTCAGCGAGCTCGACTGAGAAGCCGTTCTCGCCTTCTGGAGCACACGCTGCGACCGAGGCCGAGGAGCGATCCGGTGGAATATCGAGGCCGAAGGTCACGCCCTCGGTGCCTGGAGACTCGTCAACCTTGAGCGCTTCCCAGAGGTGGAGCGGGATCTTGGCGCTTAGGCTCTGGGTCTTCCAGATTCCGAGGTGCTCGACTGCGAAGTCTTGAGGCGGGAGAGTCCGAAGGGCTCGGTCGATAGCCTCGGGACTGATGCGGATTCCGAGCGCTGGGTTCGTCTTCGCCCAGACTGCAGGGTCCGACGGGTCATCTCTCAGGTCGCCGCACCACTCAATCCAGCACAGAGCGCCGGGATCTTCTTGCGAGGAGCGGAGTTTTGTCCGACGTATGTGCTCAGATTGTTCGTCGATCTCGGCCGGCGAGCTCGTTGCATACCAGACTTGCGGGTTCTTTCGGGCGCTGAGCGTTGGCATCATGGCGGCGAGCATCGCAGCGGGCAGCCGATAGGCCTCGTCAAAGATCACGCAGTCGGCCGAGAAGCCTCGACCCGAGCCGGGAGTTCGTGCCAGGTACTTAAGGCGAGCCCCAGAAGTGAGCTCGATGCCGACGTCGCCGTTCGCCGTGGTCACTCTGCGGACTAGCCGAGAGAGATCCGCCGTCGAGTCGATCATGTGGCGGAGTCTGTAGAAGCACTCCTTCGCAGTTCCGAAGTTGTGCGCAGTGTGGACGATGAGCTCCTCGCCGAGGATGAACAAGCCGGCGAGCTCACGCGCTTCGAGGACTGCGGACTTGCCGTTCTGTCTCGGGACGATGAGCCCAACTTCAGAGGCTGCCCACTGCCCGTCGGAGCGCTCCGAGAGAGCCGCATCGAGGGCGAGTTCTTGCCACGGGTCCAAGATGAGCCCAGCGCTGGCAGCTAACTCGACAGCTTCAGCTCCCGCCGAGCTGATTCTTGTCGGAGGGATGACTAGATGGGTCGGAGTTTGCGACCCTTTGAGCACGTCGGGCGGCGAGAGAGTCGACAAGGTTGACCTCCGCCCCTTCGTTAATGGCATCGAGGAGCTCGGTCACGATCACGAGCTGGCGCGCAAGAGATGCGAGCTCAGCTCCGGTCGTCATCGGCGAGTCGATGGTCTCGGCGAGTCGGTCTCGAAGTGCTTCGAGAGTCGCCGGCCGGTCGCCACTTTGCGCAGCTTTCAGAACCTCACTCAAATTGACCGCCAGTCTGAGTTATCCCCTTTTGTCTGTGGGTAACTCCTGAAAAATCTCAGAGAGAGAAAAAGAACTCTAGGGGCAGGATCATGCTAAATTTC